GCTGTTCCTGTGTTTATTGTCCAGACTTCACCTGTTGTACTTGTCCAAGCAGTTTGACTTGTACTTGCGTTGTATGATGCAGGATTGAAGTCTACTACTGGTGTGCCACCGATTGAGTTTGATATTGTTGCACGATATATTTCGCCTCTTAATGGATTTACAAAGGTGTTATCTCCTTGTCCAACTGTGCAAAGTGAACTTGAATTGAATCGTAGGTGTGCGCCACTATTAGTAGATGTAGAAATTAATATAAAATTTATATTATCATTTGAATAATAAAATTTAACTATATTTTGACTACTTCCATTATCAACTTGATGTGTTACTTTAACATAAAAATTTAAAGATGTTGGTATAAAATTTGAACTTGTATTATCAACTAAATAAGTTGTACCATTGTTTGAAGAAACATACCTTAATTGATAATTTGCAGAACCAACATTATACTGCCATATTAAACCCCAAGATTTTTGATTAGTAGTAATTCCTTTTTGTATGCCACAAGCAATATTATAAACAGGGCTTGAGATTCCGTATGCATTATTTACATTAGAATAAATTTCAATATCACCTGTAATCTGATTAGCTGCTGCATTTGGTGTACTAACATAATTACCACTTACCCCACTACCAAAATAATAATTATCTCCATTATGACTCAATAACAATGGCTGACTTGCTGCTGTTGTTTGAACTGCATCACCTGCTACTGTTAAGCTATAAAGTTTCGCTGCTGCTTGACCTGCTGTTGCGCCTGTTCCTGAACCTAATTTGTAACCAATCCAATGAGCATCGTAACAAACAGGCACGTTAGTCAAGTCACCATAGATAGTTTTTAAACCCTTTACAAAGAAGTTTAAACGAGTTAAGTTTGATACCCCACCATCTGCTATTATACGATTGTAAATAGTTTTAGCTTCTGCCGAAATTCCACCACGAAAACCTCCAACTCGTGCGTTGGTTGTAGTTATCCCTAACATAATTATTGATTGTTATAAGCGATAGCTGTTCCACTTGTTAAAGTAATTGCAGTGATATAAGTTCCTGCTTCTGCTGGTATAAACATACCTGCGCTAACTGTAACTGCATTAAAACCTTTTGTAGTTAATACGTTTACACCATCAATACTTAAAACACTAATTACTGCATCTGTATTGATTACAATTCCTGTGTAAGTTTTACCTGTTTTTGCGCTTGCTGCTGCGATAAATTCGCATCCACCTGAACCAATTATTTTACCTAAATCTGTCATATTTTTATTTATTTAATATATTATTTTTATTTATTTTAAAGGTATTTGACACCTGTTTCTTTCTTGTGCTAATTCAAAAGTTAAATTCATTTCCCAACCATTTACCTTGTCTGCTAATGCTTCTCTTAAAGGTACTAAATTCGTTGCAAAACTTAATAAAAAGTAATCTTGATATGTTGGGTTGGTTAACTCAGAATAAACGTCTTGTGAGATACTTAAACAATCGCTTAATGTATCACGTTCATTTGTCTGGTCATCCTTTTGAATATCCATTACTTTTACGTTCATATTCAAACTTAAAGTATTACTATCAATACTACTATCAATTACATCAATCCAAAGTAAAGGATATTGCTCTTGTTCACTCGCTGAAATATCCGATGCTTCACCAAAGTTAAATCCGTTTATCTGTGCGTGGTTTGTCGCTATTAATTCGAACAGGTTTATTATTTGATTGAGTGTGTAAAATTGCATTTTCTTTTATAAATTTTTGTAACTTTTCAATGTTTCTTATTTTTGTTTTCATTAACAATATGTGCAAGGTTTGGTTAATTCTCTTGGTTCTATTTTTATTCCCTGAAAGTTATATCTGCCACTGCAACAGTCATCACCATCTAATAACATTCCACTATTATAGTTTGTTCTTTGTGGGAATATAGTGTCTATGCCTACACCAGTTTGCGTTAAATACAATGGGTAAGTAGTTGTGTTAGCTAATAAGAATTTAGTTAATCTCTCGGCATATACTTGTGCTTTGTTTCTTGCCTCATCCATTATATCCCTAATTTCATTCATGCTTGCAGGTTGCATATTGTCTGCGTTCTGAACTCCTACTGCTTTATTGAAATACTTATAGTTCATTGCTAATGGTAATTCAACTTGCATATACCAAATCATTGTATTAGTAATGTAGTTGTCAATTAAATTCTTATTTGCATTCGTTGTTGTACTCGCTGCAATTTGTGTTTTTAATTCGTTGTATAAACTTGTTCCTAATATCGGTAATATATAAAACTCTTGCACCTCAATAATGGTAGGGGTTACAATCTTCATATCAACATTATCCTGTAAAACAGAACGCTGCTTTAATGTTTGTTCGCTTAAAAATAAAACTTGTGCTGCCATATTATTTAACTTTTTTTACTAATTCTTGAACCCAAATATGTCTGCAATATGGTAAGTTTACATCTTGAATTGGGTCGTGATACCAACCACCTCTTCTTCTAAATGCATCGTAATTAGGTATGTCATAAACTTGCCCTAAATCTTTGCCAATGTTTTCTATATCTTCTCTGCTAAAGTAACGTGGATTAGCCATCATTGCTGCGCAAAAATCTCTACTAACACCACCCTCAACTAATGCAGGTGCATCACTTCTTTCAGTATATTTGTAACGTATAAATAATTCGCTAAAAGTTGGTACGTTTTTGTTTTCGCCTTTAGTAGTTATCTTTAAGTTTTTATCAATTAAACCATCACCGATTAAAGTTTCTATTGCATCGCTAACTTTGGTTTTATCCAACTTCATTACTTCCATTAAACTTTCAATAGTTATATCTGGAGTCTTTTTAATTAAGTCTAATATTCCTTGTTCAATTTTAGAAATAAAATCTTCTTTTCCAAACATTACTTTTTTTGTTTTTACAAGTTCAAAGTTTTCTACACTTTCACCATACTTTGAGAATGTTTCGTAATCTATTAAATCCTTTACTTGCTTGCTAAATTTAAAATTAGTTGCAGGTGCTTGAACTACTTGTGTTGGCTCTAATGGTTTTCTGCCAATTATTTCACGTAACTCATCTTTGGTTAAAATTTGTGTTAGTGTTTGTTCGGTGAAACTTGGCATAATAGGTTCAAGTTGTTTAATCTTTAACTTACCTTTTACTGGTGCAAAAATATTAAATATTTGTTCTTGTACTTCTTGTCTTGGTGCTACGTATGTATTTGTAAATAGATTAAAAGCATCAATCATTTCTGCTCTGCCACCTAATTGCCCTGCTACCCTTACACCAAAAATCATTGGTGAAGTAACCTTATGTCCTACAAATATTTCTTGTTGTATTGTATCGTTTAATGCAGTGTATTTATCTGCAAAATCACCTGCGCTTAAATCGTTTATTATTGCTACCCTATCCTTATCATCTGCAAAGTCTACAACTATCGAACCTGCGCTATCTGTTGATGTAAATTTGCTCTTTAACTTGCGTTCAGTAGCTTTCATTTCATCGTCTGAAGGAATACCATTAACAAAAGTAATCATTTTACTTCCTTTAAAGCTATTTTGTATTTCTGCTCTATGGTAGTTTGCTACTTCTGCATCTGTTATAATTGCAGGAACAGCACCAATGTAATCAGGTAATGTGTAAGTATTTAAATTTGGTCTATAAGACTTGTAATAGTAAATTGATTCTGCTTGTTTTACATTTGGGTCATAAGCAGGTAAAGTAGTAAATAATGGCACAGTATTTTCATAACCACTTTCATCTATCCATTCATCGCTTATATAGAACTCTGTGTTATCTTCGTTACTACGAACTGTGCAATAATCAATGTGGTAAAGTTCTTGTCCTTTTTTTCCTTTTGTACCAACTACCTTAATATAGCAACCACCAAATAATTCATTATCTAAAATAGTTTTTTTAGCTAAGTCGTTTAAGGTTTCGTACTGGTTAGGGTTATCAATAAATCCTTGTAGTGCAATAACTTCTTCACCTTGCATTTCTGTTTGGTCAAATTGCCAACCTTTACCACTAATATATAGTTGTTTGCTTGTTACAATTGCGTTATGCTTTGCACTACGATTGAATAATAGTACAAGGTATTGAGGATAGTTGTTTTCTTCACCATATTTAACCCATACTTTTGACTTTTGTTCCACAAACATTGGAACTTTGTCATTACTAAATCCGATTCTAATAGTCTTATCTGTATATGCCATTTATTGTGGTTGGTAAATTATGTTAGTTTCATCTTGTACATCGTATTCTGTGGTAGTTTGTGCATCTAAAACCACATCAACAACTCCAACTTCAACTGTTTTTGTTATATAAGGAACTGCATCTGCTGCTGTTGTAAGCCCACTTGTGTTCGCTAATGATGTTTGATATACCTTATAGTTATAATAGCCTTTAAAACCTAATGTAACCTCGCCATTTAAAGTGTTTGCACTTACCTTTTCAATTATACTAAACTTATTATATCGTGTTTTGTATGCGCTTGTATCAGTACCTATAAAATAATAAGGAACATTTGATGTTTGGTTTGTAAATAAAAACAAATAAATAGGATTTGTAACTGTTGAATTTTCAGTTAAAGTAACTACTACATTGTTCGTGCTATTTTTTAAGAATCTTATCACTATACTTAAATATAAATAATTAAAAAGTTTGCTAAACAAAAAAACCAACCGAACTTAATCGATTGGCTTTTTGCTATGAAACAATGAATGTTATTAAACTAACAATGCTGCTATGATAGTAGCATCAACTTCTTGTGAGAATGTTTTTTCCATTCCTGCAAATGTTAAAGAGTAACCATTGAACTCATTTAATGCTGCGCCACTTGTTCCTGTTCCTCCTGTGCATTCCATACCGAATGATGAACCGAATAAGAAGTATTGACCGCTTTTCATTTCAACAATTATAGAAGTTCTATTCTTGATAATTTGTTGTAGTTTGAATTGTGTTTCATAAGCCATTTTTAAGAACGTAGCTGCGATAGTTTGTTCATAACCTACTGTTCCTATTTTAGGGTCAGTATTGATGTTATTAGTTGTACTATTTGCGCCTCTTGGCTCTAAAGCATAAGTAAAATATTTTTTACCTGCTGACTTTGTTATTGCTGTTACAAAACCACTTGCATTTTCAGTTACCGCAGTAATGTTTGCTTGTTCGGTTATGTATAAATTTTTGATTCCACCAACTGTATCTTTACAGTCAAGTGCATATCCTGCTACTATTGCGCATGCCATGATTTTGAATTGGGTTTTAAAAAGGGTAGCAACTATTAGCTACTACCCTTTTGTGAATTAAATTGTGAATTTAACGATTTCTGCTACTTGAGAAACTTGAACACCTAATTTAGTTCTGTATTTAAATCTAACTAAATCGAAGTCTTCTGAATACCAGAATTTGAAGTCTTCTTGTTCGTTTTCTAAATCAACACCCAAGAACATATTGCTATCTCTTAAAGCATAGATTGCGTTAGTTCCTGTTAAGCCCGGAGTTGAAACCACAGTAACGTTAGTTCCGTGAATCTTCATTTGTCCTAATGCGTTATCAGTTGCAATGAAATTGAAAAGATTTGCATTTGTTAAAGCTAATTGGTAAGTTCTGAAATTGTCTACACCCATGTAAACTGTTAAATCAGTCTTGTCTAAAACTTCTACTGGTATTGCAGAATAAACCGCTTGTACTACCGATATGATATTTGCTGCTGTGATTGCAGTTACTGCTGTTGCAATATAAGGAGTTGCGTTTGCTTGAACTGTTCCTGATGCTGCGTTAATGATTTTTACCAAACCATCAAATTGCTTCAATTGTGAACTTGTACTTGCAGTATCACCTTTCCAAATTGCTTTCTCTACATCTTCTTTTGTAGTTCCTAAAATAGTTTCTACGAATGCTGCATCAATACCACCCGGTAAAGCATCATAGTTTGAACCCGGTGATAACAATAATTGAGTGTATTTAGTTTCTAAATCATTAATACACCATTCTTTGTTTACTTTGATTCTACCTACTGTTAAAACACGAGCAGAAATAGTTGTGTCACCTGAAGCACTAAAGCCACAAGCATCACCATTTTGCCAAATTAATGAATCTGACAATGCAGGTACTTGAATAGTTGACTTAACACCTGTTAAGATTTGCATTCTTGATGCAGTTTTAGGTTCGAAAAACGAACGAGTTACCAATAAATTTTCATTGGTCTTTGTGTATGCCGCAAGGGCTGTTACGTTAAATGCCATTTTTTTTAGTTTTTGTTTTTAGTTTATTTGTTTTGTAATTTTTTGAATTCTGCGATACGTTCAATAGTTGACATTGTACGTTCTTTTTTACTGAATGTTGAGTTAGTTGGCTTTGCTGCTACTACTATTGGCTCTGCTGCAATTTCTTCTACGATTGCGTTTATTGCTGCAAATTTAGCTGTGTTGCTTTCTGTAATTGCTGCAAACTTACTTTCGTATGATGCAAACATTTCATTCATTTTAGTTTCCATTTCTTTCATCTTACTTTCGCATGATGCCATTCTTTCTTCCATCATTTTCATGTCAGGCATTTCAGCTAATTCAACTTCTACTTCAACTTCTTTTTTAGGTTCGATAGAAGTTACTAATCCACCTACTGTGGTTACTATTGTGCCGTCTTCTAATTCGTGTTTAGCATCAGGTGCAGGCATTTGGTTTCCATCTTCTGCAACAACCATTATAGCTGTGCCTTCTGATAATTCACCATCCCACATAATCTCTGTGCCATCTGCTAATTTTGCTTTTTCGAATTTCTCAACTTTTGCAAAATCCATTTTTAATAAATTGCCAATTTGCATAATAGCTTCTTTGGCTGTTAATTTAGGTTTACTCATTTATGTTTTTGATTATATTAATTATGTCTTCTATTATTCCTTGTGGCTTCTCATCTATCTTAACTGTGTTAAATATTCCCTCAACACTAAAACCTTTAAATTCGCCTGACTTTATAAAATCATTCCAAACTTCATCGTTGTCTATTTTGTAAGAACCGAACCATGAACCATCAGTTAAGTTATATCCTGTTGGTGCGTTTATGCCTCTTGCCTCATCAATTAAAAATGATTCAATCATATACACACCATCAATCATTTTGTTTGAGTTGTGCATTTCATTTACCAAATTACTTTTACCTTGTTTAAAGAACTTATTTCTTAAATTATAAATGTCTTCTTTTTGGAATACACCATAATATTCACCCTCTTCCGTTCTGCGATAGATTGGCAATTCTGCCACCATTAAAGGTCCAGATATAATACGTTTTTCAGTGTTTGCTTTAAACTTGTATTGATTAGAACTAAATGCTTGCCAGTTCATTTCTATTGCAGGAGAATCAACAAACGCAACTGCTTCCAATTGCGCTTCATCATCTTCTAAAACTATGAATCTGTAAATAGGTAATTTGTCCATCTATATTAAATATAAATTATTTTACTATTTGCTTTTTAGAATTATTTGATTGTTGCCTTGCGTATTATATTCTTAACTTTATCTTGTGTATTTGTGATGTCTGTTTCAACTACTATAACTTTTCCTAATGTACTATCGCCTGTTGTTGTTACTTGACTGTTGCCACCTAATCTTGTACCTGTAATTGATTGTGGGATTCTTGGTGCGCTTGGTGCTGTTACATTTCCACCACCACCTCCACTCGGTGCGCCACTTTTACCAATTGCACTTAACCCTGCTCCTGTTGCTGCTATTGTTGCCGCTACACCTATTGCAGTTGAAATATTATTTGCTGTTACTAATGATGCTGCTGCTGCTACCGATGCGCCACCTGATACAATTGCAAGTGATGCTCCTTGTGCTACGATAGCCACATTTGCTGCATTGTTTGCTATAATCATTTTTGCTATACTAATTGCACTTTCTGCTATTAAGGCTGCTGCTTGTAGTTCTTCATTACCACCTGCTAATGTTTTTAAAGCATTTACAGTTTCACTTGCAGAATTTAAGTACGTAGTTTTAATTGCTAACTTGGTATCATTTAAATATTTTTCAATTTCAATTTGTTTCTTTGCTGCTTCCTCTGCATTTTTTAAATCTAACTCATCATTAAAAGTTTTTATGTCTGCAATCTTTTTATCCTCATCAACATTTTTTAATCTTTGTGCTTCTACCATTTCAGCAAATGATAAATCATAAGCCTTTTTATCATCAGCAATCTTTTTATCTTCTTTTGCTTTTGCCTTTGCCTTATCTGATAAAACTTTATTATGTGCTGCAATTAAAACCCTTTCTTCTTGCCTTAATTTTTCAAGTTCATCTTTATTTTCTTTTGCTGCTTCTTGCTTTAATTTGTTTAATGCAAGTTCTTGCTTATATGTATCTTTTCCTGATGCCTTATCAACTTCTAATTCTTTTTCTCTTTGCTTAATTAATCGGTCTAACTTTTCTGCTGCTGCTGCTTCTTCATTTGCTTTTATTCCTGCTTCTGCACCCTTTTTATAATTGTCTACTATGTTATAACCATTTTTTATTTCTTCTAATGCACCTTTGAAATCTCCTTGTATTAATTTACCAAATGCTTTAAATGGCATAAGTATAGCACTCTTGATAACTTCACCTGCACCATAAGCTACTTCACGAAGTTTATCAAATATTTTACCCATATCATTAAATATAGGGAATGATGTTTTAATTGCTTTTGATATTGCTTCCCAATTTGAAAGTATTAAACCTGCTGCAAGTACAAACAAACCTATTCCTGTTGCGCCAATACCTGCTTTAATTCCTTTCAATGCATCACCTGCTACGTTCTTTAAGTTTTTAAAAGCATCACCCATTCCAAGTAATCCATTTAAACCAGTAGCTAATGCAATTGCACCTTGTGTTTTAGCAATAGTCTTATTTAGTTCTTCGTTTTCAGTACCCATTAAAGCCATTGCACCTTGTAATGCGCTGAATCCGTTTGCTGCTATGCCTACTGCGCCTGCTAATGCTTGGAATTTCTTTTCAGGGTTAAATGCATCAATAGTTGCTTTAGTATCTCCAATTCTATCTTTTAATGTACCTGCTTTTTTAGCTGCTGTAATAAATGCTTCGCTGCCTTCTTCAAGGTTTTGCAGTTCATTTGTTATAGCCCTTAATTCAGCCTTTAAACTTTTAACCGAACCTACTGAACTGCCTACTTTTACTTCGGTGTCAAATATTATTTTCTCGTTTGCCATTATTGTGTAACTATGATATAATTGGGTGTAATCTATATTGTAATTCTATTAACATTTGTCCGTTTCCTGCTGCACCTAAATTCCCTGCACTATGTATCTCAACTGCTAATTCTTTAAAAGGTAAATCGTTTATATTTATACCTCTTTGTTTTTTAGCCACGTTTGAACTTGTTATTGCATTGTCAAATTCTAATAAGTGTGTTCCATCGCCATTGTATTGCAAGTGTAATTTGTGGTTATTATAGCCTGTTGCAGGTGTAGTAGTTCCAAAGAAAACTGTGATATAAGCATCATATACCTCAACCCAATATCCTGTTTGAACTGCTAATATTTCAATTGGTGTTGAATTTAAGTTATTTAATTCTGCAACTGTCAATATGTGAGTAGCAAGTAATGGTTGGTCAATGTTATTTATTACTGTTTCGCCATCTCTTACACTTGTATAATCATTTGTCCCTATGTAAGTTCCACCATTGTTTAAAATAGTATTATCTGCGCCACCTAATATGTTTACTTGATTTGCATTTACAAAGTTACCTGTTGAGTTAACTATTTGTTCGTACCCTTGTAATGTGTTTTCACTTCCTTGACCTATTACATCAACTCCTTTTGGATACTGTGTTCCGTTTCTATTTACTATTTGTGCGTATGCAGAACCTTCACCACCACCGCCACCATTCGTTACTAAATTATAAGGAACAAAAGCAGGTGCAACCGCTAATTTTAAAAATGTAAGTTTTGCAGGGTCTTCGCTGTTACTATCAAAATCAATTTCATAAAGTCTGTAGTATTGTTTGTCTATAAAATAAGAGTTTCTAAATGATAGTTTGTTTATTTCAACTTCGTTTAATTTAACATAAAAGGTTACTAATTTAGAATCTTTGTTTGTGATTTCTTCAATTCCTTTTTTGTGGTATAAGTTATAGATATTATTACTTGTTTGAGTAGTTAGGAAACCAGTCTTATAGAATAATTGAATCGGTGTTGTAAAGTTTACATCGAATGTGGGTGCTGCTATATTATCATAATGCCCTACATAAGCATACTCATCAAAATAATGTCTTGTGCCATCAG